TGAATCATGGTCTTAAGATCGGCCTCTGCTGCCTTCTGATTCTCACATGATCTAAATGTGAGCAGCAATAAGATTAAAATTGTCACACCATAGATGGCATGGTGTTTAAGTGTGGTCTCGGACATGGCTTAAAATTTCATTAAATTTAGCCAAATAAGTTGATTTATCCTTGAGCTGATCCATTAAGATCTGGCTCACTACGTTAAGCGGCATGTCACGCTCAAGCACATACACCACCAATACCTTAACCAATCTCTCATCGCATTCAATATCTGTTGCAGGTAGGCTCATGCAACAAAGATATTTAAATTTGTCTTGTGGCTTTCTTCACCAACAATTTAACTACCTCATCAAGCCTGTCCACTGATGAGGCAATCATTATCATGATACCGCTTTTTTCTTGCTCTGTGGCCTCTGGATGGTCAAGCAGCATGCGCACCAATCCACCGATTGAAGTAAGCGGCTGCCTGAGCTCATGGCTTAACATAAATCTGAACTCCTCAAGCAATACCTTCTGCCTCTCATGCTCATGTGCTGAGATGGATGTCACATCCACAAGCTGAATCCCAATGAAGTGCAGGCTGTCCATGATGGAATATACATTCCACATGTTGTACCTCTCTGATCCAATTTTCTGCTTGGTTTTGGCATACACTCGGACAGCATCAGGAGTATTCTTTTTTGCCTTCTTGATGGCCCTTAGCAGCTCATCCTTATCACTATCATGTGCCGCAATGTCCATGATATTGGATGGCTTGATGTGGCTGCTATATTCCTTGAATAAATCATTGGAGGCCACTATGCCCCCATCCTGATCGGATATGACATAGAAGAGATCAATGGATGATTCCAGGATATGCAGGCTTGCCATATCACAAAGATACGTTAAGCCATTAAACTTTTATGACAATTCTTGCTTGAGCTCATTAAAGAGATTGGCCCATGATGGTGCTGATGCAATGGCATATTTGGCTGTAAGCGCCAACATAAATGTAAACACAAGTGAATTGCAGAGTAAATCAATATTCATAGGCTGTTCAATATCTGGCTGATTTCTTACTTCGTGAATCTCGAATGTGTGGTACGTTGATTCACTTAATAAAGATACATCAACAGGTTGAATTGAATCAGCAGGCATGTGAAATATTTTTTTAACCGGCATAACCTCGGCCACATCAATGGGCAAGGTATCGGCTGCAATGGTGTCCTGACGGATCACTGTTGGCACTACCTCAACAATTGGCTTCACTGGATGGTTAAGGCAGTGGCCCGGATTGTTGCACTGTATGGTGTCAGTTGGTGTCATTGCTGTTGGTTTTAGGGATGTAGCCTGCCGCCACCATTGCTGCTACAATAGCGGCCAAAGTCTCCACCTCAATCTTCTTTAAGATCAGCATAAAGACAGACACCAGGATCACAAGGGAGCCAATGGTGGGCTTCCAATGTTTCAGAATGATGTTGCAGATCTTACTTGCTTTGGTAGGCTTACGGCTCATGGCTCAATTTACGAATGATTGGGCCAATGTGTTAATTCAATTCTGCCCCTTTATTTACACAATGAGAAATACAGATTGGCCTCTTCTCGCCTGCGTGTCACCAGACCTGGCAGCACCTTGCCACCGCCTCGCACCCACTTTTGGAACTCATCCACAATAGACGGATCGGCAGGATTGACTTTGGCCTTCTTTAATAATGTGGACTTAATGAATGCACCTGTGCCCACATTGTAGGTGAATGACACAAGTGCATCAAATTGACATTGGTTAAGGTTTGGTAAATGCCGATTCACAGCAGCCTCAAAAGATTGCAAAGAGGCAAGCAATAATTGAGTGGCCTCTTTTTCGCTGCTTAATTTTTCTCCAAGTATCACCTTGCGGCCATCAGGATATCTGGTGTTGCCATAGCCAATTGTGGGCACTCCTGCCGGGCAAAGGTAGCTGCTCAATCTCAAGCCCTCATGCTTCTTAATTATTGCCAGACCGTTTGCCGATGTGGAGCGCATGATTATAATACTAAATATTGAACGGTTATGTAAATGTAAGCGAAGCTGTAAGCAGTTGAAACGGATGTGAGTCCAATACTGGCTGTGTTATTTACAGTATTGGCAGACAATGCCCAGGTTGCTAATTCAGATGTATCGGAGTCATGCGAAATGATACCTACTAAATCCTTGTTATTGGCAAAATTTGATGGCACAGGTAGGCTCAATTGAAACGAAGCTTGCGTTTCGCCTGTGTCTAAATCGACCTGCAAAAAATATGTGCAAGTGACCACATCATTAACCCTGCTATAATAGGCAGCTAAAGGTGATACAATTTCGCTGAATGTCTCATTTGTAACGGTCGGAGTAAAGGTGCCGCTTTCAAACTGAGGCATGCCATTAAATATGTTCTGCACCTCAATCTGTTTTGATTGATTGGAGCTTGTGTCCACAATGTACATTACATCGGTTGCATCTGCTGCCCCTAATGTAGTTAAGTCGGTTACTTTTACCCCTGCCATAGTTGGTTTATTTAGTTGCTAATTTACAAATTATTTAGATACTCAATTAAATCAAAAGAGCTTGTGTAGGTTTGACCGTTTATAGTATTCTCAGTCAATGTCAGCAGATATACACCCTGCTCAGTGATCACATGGAAGGTATTGTCATCAACAGCCTCCCACTTAGGATCAATTATATTGGTTGATATTATACCACTGGCTGTGCTTACAAATTCAATTTGTGTTGATGTGATATTGATGTTATTCATATTATGGTTTTTCAATCATGTAAAAGCTTCCGAATGTTACATCTGCCCCGGTTGTATTAAGCTGCAATGCAAACACAATGTATTGCTGCTGTGTCCAGTTTACCGCCGCCGTAGATGTTAAATCGTATAAGCCGTAATCGGTGGGCACACCTAAGCCCGGTGCAAAGTAAACTTCTGTGTTGTTATTAGCCGTTTTAATTGCAAGGTGTCTTATCATTTGGTTTACCAAGAAGCTTGGCGCACCTGCATTCTGATGAGACCCAAGCAATATTGGTGAGCCGCTAAGGTCAGGAGTTGCATTGGCATAAATACGCAACGCCATAGAATTTGCCGTACCCGTTTTAGCAGTACGGTAAGTTATTCTAACCACATCACCTGCTACAAATGTATTGGCAGGAATTAGCTGGGTATATTTAACGGTATTAGCTGTGCCTGTATGTGTTGCTGAACTGATGCCAGATTTGTAAACTACCGAAGCAGCAGGTATGGTCGGGAATGTCTGCAAGCTGCCGTCACCTCTGATATATTGTGATGTGCTGCCGTTTGCAGTGATGGCAATGGCAGGTGTCGTGGTGGGATTGCTAACCGTTACCGATAAGGCAGGACTTGTAGGACTTGGTACGGTTGCACTTACACTTGTTACCGTTCCTGTTGGTATGGTCGGGAAGGTTGCCAAACTGCCATCCCCTCTTACATATTGTGAAGTAGTGCCACCAAGAACATTGCCCAAACTTCTATTTTTCCAAAGGTTATTTACACCCGTTGTATAAACTAAAAATTGATTATTGGCCAATGGTGTGGTGGTGATGTCCACATCAGATAGCTCATCAAGTTGGAATCCATTCTGCACAAAAACATATATCTGGCCATTACCTGCATTGGCCCTTTCCACAATTCCGATCCTGGTCAAGTGATTGGGTGCTAATGGCAGCACGTTTGTGAGTGATCCTGCTGTATTGCCTACATAGACAGTATCACCTGCTGTAAACATCCCTGTGTTGATGCCATCCACCACACCTTGAGTTATGATGTAGCCTTTTTGATTAGGCCCAATTGAGCTGCTAAATACTAAGCCAACAGTCTTGGAGCTGGTTGCCTCGGTAGTATTATTAGCGAGCTTAACTGTCATGCGATCTCCAGTGGCTCCAAAGGCATAGACTGGCTGACCTCTGTTAATTGTCACACTGTCTGCATTGGTGATGTATGCAAACATCTGATTAGGAGCTACTCCTAAAAGCTGAAAATTGGTACCATCATAAATGGCAATGAATTGCTGATTGGCAGCAATGTCTCCTCCAATAATTGGAACAATATTGTTCTTTGATATATTGACAGCTCCAAGCCCGTTAATATTTAAAGTGGATGCACCTGTGTTGGCATTGGTGAATCCAATGGCATAGGCATCGTTTAGGTTGTATGCTGTTACTCCTGCAATGCTTACGGCATAGGTATCGGTTCCAGTTGCCTGACCGCCCTGCATACCTGTTGCTGCTGTGCTGTCAATGGTAAATGATGGATAGGTGCCGGTCACAGTTATATCTGTGCCACCTGTTATGCTCACCACCTGATCCGGAGCTGTATTATCAATTGTGAAGTTTGGATAAGTACCCGATGTGCTTATGCCAGTTCCTGCCGTTAATGATACAATCTGATCTGGTGCTGTATTATCAATTGTGACACCTGTTATACTTATTCCTGTTCCTGCTGTGAGCGTGTCCTGCTTGCCATCAAAGGTGTTCCAATCTGCCGAACTAAGATAGCCATCAGTGGTGGCATCAGCCTGAGTGATTGAGATGTCTGGAGTAGCACCACCGCTTGATGCAATTGGTGCTGTGCCTGTCACTGATGTGACACCGCCGCCACCTCCACCGCCTGGCACATTAACCTGCACCACTCCTGGCGAAGTTAATGAGGCAGTCACTCCTGCACCAGTGAAATTCAATGTGGTAGTATTGGTGCTGACATTAACCCCTTCATCTTGCGTTCTAAGTGGTGTACCGCCACCACCTCCGATGGCCACAAGTGGATCGGCAGGTGTACCATTGCCGGTGATTGTCACCCCATCCACAGCCACCTCTGTCAAGCAAGGTGTGCATGGCTCAAAGTCAGGGAGTGGAATGTCACCTGTGGCACAGGTATCATAACAGCCATCCTCACTGCCGCTCACCACATTAATATCAACATCAATTGTGACAGATGCCCACTCATAATTTGCAGGCAGGCTCTTGATTTCATTGGTGTAGCCATTGGGCACCACCTCATAAGACACCACACCAATGGCTGTCTTAAATTGTGGATCGGTGCCGCTGATTAGCTTGAGCACCCTTGATGCAATCCAATCCTGTGCATCAGCAGAGTCACATGGCAGATGGCTCTTGCGCACCACTGCATTGGCAGATAGGCTGTATCTGGTCTCATACATGGACTTGCAGCCTGCCAATCTGAATGACTCAATCTTATTGACTGATATCTTACCACGTTTGGCCCAGAACAAGGTGCCCTGTTTAGCATCGAAGTTGGTCACAGGTATTGCCTGACCATTGCCGATGTAATGGATCCATGCTTTATCATTGCCATCAGCCGCAAGCTCTGAAAGGCCATATATCTGATCAAAGATATTGCCCACCTCAATACGTTGATTCAATCTGTCAATTATGGTAGATAGTAAGTTCATCGTTTATTCATTGCATTAATAATCTGTTCCACTATTTGATTGGCATGATCTTGCAGCATCTCCTCCTGCTCTTCTTTTGTGGGCAGAAAGATTGGGCCATACTTAGCTTCCAACCCATCAATCTTTGGCACCTGATCGGTAGGTATCAATATCGCAGCCTCAAGGCCCTCAGTCAATACTTCAGATGCCAGGAATCCACCCTTTAATTTGCCAGTCAATTCAAGTGGCAGCTTTCTTGATGTGCCTGTCTTAAGCTCGGCATAACCACCCGAAAAATATAAGGACTCAATCGGCTCTCCTGTCTTACCCTTCTTGTACTTAGATGGTGCTGAGGCCAATGATCTTGGACTTACATAGATTGGCTTGGTGCTGTATGGCTTGGTAGGTAGCTTATCTCCTGCCGTATTGGTGCCACCCTTTGAGCCAGTACCAAAGATCCGCTTAAACATGATCCGCTTCATCTCACGTACCGCTGAATACAAAGGAGTAAACTTGGAAGTCCATCCCTCGTACAAGCTGTTTAAGCTCTGTTCGATCTCAGCAGGTGTGGCCATTATGGAAGGGCTGTTACGTACTTCATGTTCTTGCGGCAATCCCAACAGTGATTGTCATCAGGCAGCCTCATATTTTGAAGCATGGCTCCAAGCTCTTCACCGTATCTTGTAGCAGCAATATCTCTGGCAGCCACAATGCCCTCAAAGGCATCGGCAGTGGCAAATGGTTTTTGCCCTCTGTTGATGGTCACTGTGGTATTAACCCTTTGATTAGGGCTCACTGTGAGTGCATAGTTGTAAATCTCAACCGCCGTTGCATAGGCCAAAGGCAGAGCCATCAGCCCACCGATTGAGCACAGCCACCCTTGCCTGTCACAATTTACATTGTAATTGACTGACACGCCTCCAGTGTACTTCTGATTTGATGAGCTCAATACATTGGTTCCATCAGTGGTGAGCTGAATCCCCACTGCATCCACAAATGGGCAGATGTGGCTTTCTCTCACACCACCGCCACAGCTCATGCAAGCACCCTTCTTAGTGATAAACTTGGCAGCATTCATGGTCATCTCATACACAATGGCAATGTCAAGCTTGCGCCTGGCTGATGTGAATGTCTTACCTAAGAATTGATCAAGGCCTCCCTCTGCATAAGTGATGGTCTCAATGAGCTTGCCTGTGATCATGTCGAAGATCAGCACAGGCACATTGGTATTGGCAGCATCAATGGCAAGATTGATATCTGATAAATAAAAGTTTAAGAATGCCAAACTATTGGGATCAATCTTTAATCTGATTCCGGTATAGTTACCGGCACCAAGAGCAGTCTGCACATTGGCATAATTGGTGAGCACATGGCCCACCCTTTTGCCTTCGATCACAGTATCAGACTTCATCATTGGTGTGAGCCTGGTGAGCACATCAGATGACAGCTTGCGCCATGCAAAGGCCCTCTTATCTTCAAAGAGCTGCTTTCCCTGATCATATTGATCAGTGATGAGCTGCCCCAAAAAAGTAGTGTTGATTCCAAGCTCATCAATGTATAAGCCTGTGGATGGTTCGGCTGCATCACAGCCTCTCAAGCCAAGTAAAGATTCAATGCACATCTGCTTGTTTTTTACAAAGATAAAAAAAAAGGGCCGCACATGGCAGCCCTCTTTTTAGTTAATCAATTACCCCTATGGATTAACAATGCTTACGCAATTCACATAGTTCACACCTGCGAATTTATCAGCAGCCTCATAGATGTCAGTAGGCAATGTTACGATCTTACCAGTTGTAGTCAATACAATTGATAAGTTACCGCAATCATCTTTCATGGTAAGATCAACAGGTACTCCAGCAGGTGTAAACACCAAAGTCTTAGAGTAGTTTGATCCTGCCACTGGAGTAATGCCAGTGTTCCAATCAGCTAAGTTGAAAGATAGCCACTGGATTGCTCCGGCAGTAGTCACCAATGCCTTAGTCTGAGATCCTTGAGCAGCAGCTAAACGTGCATCATAAGCAAATCCAAAGCCGTTTTGCTGAGTGATGGCAAGAAGATCAAGGCCATACTGTGAGCAGCAGCCTGCTGCCATTGCGTTGGCATAACGCTGCATGGCAGCACCACCAAATGCCACAGGAGCACCAGGATAGTTGGCCATGCGAGTTGCCTGCTGAATGTCAGCAATTGCAAATGGATTAGGCTCAGTTGTGCCGTTCATGGTAGCAATCTGCAAGCAGTCAGAAGATACAGTGTAGAAATCTTCTACATCAGTTCCCCAATTACCAGTCTCAGCAACAGCTTGAGTCGCAGCAGCAGAGGCAACCTTGCGATCAATCACATCCATTAAGCGCATAACTGACTCAAGCACATATCGAGAATTCTCCTGGCAATGGCGAGCGATGTCAGCAGCATTGATGAGCTGTGATGCAACATAAGTATCAGTGGTGTCCACAGTGTAAGTGGTAGTGCTGTCACCGTATGTGTTCTCAGAAGTACAGGTAAGGATGTCACCACCCTCAGTCACTTCTGTCTCAGGCAAACGCTGAATCCAACGTGCTTGAACGGTCTTAAGTTTACCACCGCCTGGAGATACCTCAGTGCGGATTAATTTTGAATTTTCTGGAGACAACAAGAATTCCAAAAATGGAAGTTGCTCTCTTTGGCCCACTTCAATGAATAGCTCAGATAATGACATCTGAACATTTGGGCATTCTGAAAGAATACGTGAAATTGACATAGTTAAAATGTAAATGGTTTGCCTTGAATTATTAGGCTTCAAGGTTGTGCCTACATTGCACATATAAGTGTGTGCTCACTACGTCATCACAGAATTACAAAGATAGTAAATAATATTACAAAAAGTCAAGGGCCTGCACTTCTGCAAGCCCTTTTGCCCAAACTATAAGTATGACAATACTTGAGACAAATATAAATAATTAAGGGCCACATTGCTGCGGCCCTTTAATCCAAAATCAGAACAAACTTTAAAAACAGTCTCGGCTGCAAATATACTAAGGCAAATCTATTTTACCAAAAAAAGGTCTTTCATCCACTGACCTTCTGCCTTCACAGCTCCAGAGCTGCCTTGCCCACCAATTGGCTGATCCTTTCGGAGCAGGGATGCCTGCACTTCTGGCACAATATGAATTGCCTGCATCTGTGCCTGGCTTAATCCGGTAGCCCGATGCACCAAAGTGTATCTCATTGCCATCATCATCAGTGGCCTTGTACTTCTTATCAGCCCGATCAGAGGCAGTCACATTGTACCCTTCATAAATTGGCATGGTTGAAAATTTTATTGTTTAAATATACCAATATAATATCAATTGCTTTAGTCAAATCTTTAGGATCAACTTGACTGGTGGTGGCACCCTGCCTCCATTCAGCATGCTGCTTTAATATCTGATAAGCTTGCTTGATTGTCATTTTGAAAAGAATCTTGGATTGATACCTCTGATCTTTTTATCATTGCCACTTTCAATCGGTGGGATGATTGCACCTGGTCTGGCCACCCTTTGGCCGGCTGTTGGATTTTTCATAATGATGCCGGCTGCTGTGGCTTCTTGAAGTAGCACATCAGAAAGATTCAAGAATGATCCTGCTTTCTCCTTTGACTTCAATCGCTCACCGCTTTTGCGATCCTTTACATAAACATTGCCATCCTCCTCCAGATCAATGGCATACTTCTCACCAATGGTTGCCTTGAAGCCTTTAATGGTAAACTCATTCACCGATGGATCAAGCTTGATTGATGAGAGCTCTTTCTCAAAGGTGTGATTGATCTTGGTTTGCTTCTGCTCCTCTGCCATCTTCTGCTTGAACTGCTCAAATTGATTGATGGCATCTTGCCTGGCTGAGTCAATGTCAGTGACCTTTTTCTCCAGTGATTTATATTTCTTTTCCCACTCCTTCACGAGCTCCTCTGATCCTGACTTATCAGCACGTTGCTGCCATTCCTCTTGCTGTTTCTCGTAGGCATCCCTTGCTTTTTCGGAGGCCATACGCAGCACATCCTGTGCCTTCTTATCCTTGAAGTCATCCTCTGTCAAGGTCACTCCAAAAGGCTCAAAGGCTCTCTTTGCAACATGAGCAATTGTGCCATTGATCTTGCCGATTTTTTCGTTTAATTCTTTACTGTTTACCCAGTTCTCCTGAAATTTCTCCTTTGCTTCCTCCAGGTTTTCTGCTTCGTTTAGGTTTAAGAAGCTTAGTATCTCCATCGCTTCCTCTGGTTTGATTGCCATAAATATTAGGTGTGTTAATTGGTTGCAGTTTCAATTCCCTTGCCCCTCTCTTGAACATGGACTCAGCCACCACATCTGAGGCTTGAATAATTCTGCCATCTGAAAGGATCAGGTATCTCATGGCTCAAAGATAAACAATTTGAAATTGCAAAACAATTAGTCAATAAATCCCTCAGCTCTTGCCCTTGCCTTAACTGTATCAGGCACCTTATTGTCCGGCACCGGCACAAGGTAGTGCCTGCAATTCCATCCACCCACTAATGTAAAAATTGATTTACTATCTGTGCCATCTATGCGACCGGCCCATGTGCCATCTTTAATGTCATTGATGCCTCCGCTATTCTTGCCATCACCCCATGCCTCAATCTCTTTCTTGTGGAAGATCTTATCTTCTCTGTGCTTGCAGAACGGCCTTGTTGTATCAATCTCCCCACCAAGATATTCAAACCACTCAAGCCCAAGCTCATCATTAATGGCTGCTGAGTAGCTGCGATCTGCCACCGCCTGAGCAGTGGTGGCTGTGGTCTTTATGTTAGCAAGCAGCCTGCCATCAGTGGTGTCAGTTCCTTCGACTAATCCCTCCAATGTCTTAACGGCTTCCCTTAGCGGAGCCCTTGCTGCAATGTTGGTGGTGAGCTGCTCTAAGAATGGCTGAGTGAATCTCTGATCAAGGCCTGCGCCAAAGAAGGTATTGATGGCATTCTGCTTGGATATCTGGAGCAGTTGCTTCTGCACTGCTGTTGGCTCAAAGGATGCCTCAAACTTTTGCGCAATCTCAGTGGATAGCTGCACCCCTGCATCAATGGAATCCAAGAAGTCCTTAACAGCAGCCCGATATTCACCACCAGCCAATACCTTCTTGAGCTCATCTGCTATCTCTCCAATTCTTGCAATGTTGCCCTCGGTTTGTTCAATGTTGCCTGATGCATCCACATCCATCTCATCAAGCAAAGGCCGGATCTTTTTCCATGCCTCTGCCTGAGTCTTTATGGCAGCAGTCTCAAGCCGCTTTGGTACTTCCTCAAACAGCTTGATCTTCCTGCTTACTAATTGATCAAATGATGCCATTCAATAACTCTTGCTGTGCCTGCTGTATTGGATCAAGCTGCTCTCTCACCTTATCGGCTGCGATACGTCTAAGTGCAATCACCTGCTCTTGGAATGGTAGATCAATAAATCTTGCAGCCCCTTCTGTTGGTATGTGGTTTCTGATAAGCTCCATGATTAATTGTGGTGCGGAGTGGTGCAGTACATCCTGCCACTTCTCAACCGTACCATTGGCAATCCTTGCCACGATATCAGCAGAGTTCATCAGCAGCAGCTCATCAGTGTTAATGATCAGATCATAGATTGCAGACGTTTCCTCATCGGTGTAATGGATAGCCCTGATATAATTGTAAACATTGGAGAAAGTAATTGATGGAGGCACCCCTGCCTTTACACCTTCAGCAATAATTGCAAGGTAGTCAGATGGTGTGCTGATGTCGAATGATGTAGGATAAACTAAATTGACACCGCCAAAGAATTCACCATAACGCATGCGCCCCATTGTCACTAAGCAGAACTCATAGAGATTAAATATTTGATCAGAGACAGGCTTGATAAAGGCATACAGTGCCCTCAATTTATTCAATGATCCTGTGGCTGTTGATGCCTCTCCAATGGTTCCTGACTCATCAGATGCAGGCAGGTGCAATATCCTCCTTGCCTTGCTCATCTGCTGCTCAATCTCTGTGCGCAAGAAGTTCAATGTGTCCATTGGTGGACTCACGAATTTAAGGTACTCACCAGAGAGGCTGCTGTCTCCTTCTGACAATGATGTCTTAGGCTTGATCAACAGCATACCTGTTGGTGAGAATCTGCTCTTAACACCTGAGCCATTACAGCTCTGGCAGCTACGATACCCTCCATTGATTGGATCAAAGATGCGCCCATCCTGGCACTTGTTCCCTTCCCGATCCATGAACTCACATATCTCACCTAATGCCACCATGAAAGGGAAGGCACTTGTGGCCTTGCTGATCTGAAGGTATGACTCATCAAGGATCACCTGATCAAGCAGAGGCACTGCTGTGATGAAAGGACTCTGGAAGGCAATCTCACCGCCCACCATCTGAGGCATCCCCTCAAGCTTATGGCATGGCACATATCCAAGGTTGTGGCTGAAGTATAGCACAGGCTCACTGAACTCAAGCTCTGACTTCTTGCCTACCTGGTAAACTTTCCAGATATTCATATTGTCATAAATCTCAAGCACAATGCCTGCCTTCTCCATCTTGCTGCCCACCTTAACATCTGATCTGTCATCAGTGATCACCATGTAATACTCACCATACTTCTGCCCCACAATTGATTTACATGAGTAGTATTCTGGCATCGGCTTGATCAACTCATTAGATACGATCTCCTCACCTTCCTCATCAATTACCGTATCAATATCTTCCGGCTCAATGGCAATGATGCCATTGGGATCAATCAGCTTTAATGTGGGCACCATGCTCTTCATGAACATTTCAAGGGAGCCAAATCTTTCAATCTCTGAATTGACAAATCTTTGAAATGTGTCCTCTCCAAATATTGGCTCAAGCTCCTCATTGTACCTGATGCTCCAGTTCTGATCAGCAAAGGCCCTGCTGATGGTGGCCTTGAAGTCCTCAAATACACTTAATGTGGTAGGCTTATAATTAGCCTTGATATATTCAGCCTGTGCATCGGTTTGGTTTGGAGCCCTCACATTCAATAGATGTGCAGGGTAAATGTCAGGCCGGGTGTGCGGCAAGATGCTATCATACATCTTAGCGGCATAGTTGTACCCCGGCCAATACTCAGGATATTGACTTACTCCAGTTCTCTCCTTGGTTATTGGATTGACAGGAGTCCTTGCAGATGCAGCCTCCCATCCCTTGTGCAGGGCAGAAAACTTGCGCACAATCTTGTCAATCTCCTCAATACTTAGTGCCATTTAAAATATTGTTAGTTGGTTTTTCAATGATGTTTGAGCCACAGCTCTTGCTTCTACAATAGTTTGGTTTCATGATTAACGCTGTATTAATGAGAGGCCTCTGCCCTCCGATGTGTTCAATGTTACTGTGTTGTACTTGTAGTGGTGTGCATACTCAATCAGCTTCTTAACATCAGCAATGTGGATGGTGTCATGGTAGGCTATCACACCACCCGGCTTGATCACTCTCTCAATCTCTTTAAACTCTGGCAAAATATTGTCCCACGAGTGATCACCATCCACAAAGATAAAATCAAAGTGATGCTCTGGCATATTGGCAAGCACCTTGATGGATTCACCAATGATGAAGTTCCATCCCTTTCCGGCCTTTTTAAAATCAAGCTTACGATAATCATTGATGTCAATGCCGGTGTACTTGCCACCAATCGGCAGGGCCTCAATCATCTTAACCGATGTCTCACCTTCAAAGACTCCAATTTCAAGCACGTTCTTATAGCCGTTCATCTTGATCAATGAGCCAATGAATTGGCACACATCGGGCTCAGAGTTCCATCCATGTCTGGCTTCCTCCTTAAAGGTGGCAGTGGTCACAATCTTTTTTTCAGCCTTTGGTTTGGTGGCCTCTGCCTTCTTTGGCCGCCCTGCTTTCTTTTTAGCGTTTTGGGTCTGCATGTTTATTTGAGATTATTCGATGGATAAAATATTTGTGCATCTTGTTTTCCTCCCTCATCCACGACTTAAGCAGCCTATCAAGCCACTCAATGTAAAAGGCAGGTGTGAAGCCTTGCCCACCATAGTAAGATTGGAGATAGTACAATTGTGTGACCTGTGCATAGTTCATCCCCCTGCGATCTGTGAAGTGGATGAAGCCAATCTCTGCATGGTCATTGCGGCCCACCTCCCCAATGGCAGGATCCATTCCTATCTTTGCCAGGGCACAGTTCATGTACAGCTCATCTGGCTGCCCACCGCCCCACTTGGTGCGGAGCTTATGCACAGGGATTGGATTGTGGTGATAATAATCTTGAGCCACCTTAAATAAGTTCAATGACTCGTTGCACTTCTTAATGTATTGAATGCTGCTGTTGATGGCAGGCAGCACAGTCTTTTCATCAAAGTTGTATTGACTCCAAATGTCATCGGCCCATGCCCACTGCATTGAGTCAATCTTGCGCCCCTGATCAATAGTGTGATATCCTACACAATGGCTTGCATACGGCTTGCCACTTTGGATCAACACATCAATCATTGGCTGAATGTCTTTCAAGGCCACTGCATCCACATCTAAATAAACATTATGTGTGAATGGCAGGTAGTAATATAGATTAACCTTTGCCTTGCCTGGATCAATCTTTTTATTGGTATAAAGGTTCTCCTGCAAGATGGGCCGGATCACATCCACCACCTCATGAAGATCACCACAGTATTTATCCACATCCTCCTTGCTTTCAACCAAGCAGGCAATCTGAATGGACTTATTAAACCTCTTAATTGAATAGGCTAAGTTATAAGCAGCCCAATAATATTGAGGCCTGCCAAATGCCATGAGCACCACCCCTGTATCAGAGGCAGTGCTGTGGCTTATTTGTTGGCTTGGTTCCATCATTAGAATACACCTGGAGGCGCATCATACTGTGAAGGGATATTTTTGTCCCTCCAAGAGAATGTTACCTCATAACGCTGAAGCTCATTGTTCTGCTCAGGGATGATGAAATTGGCAGATGTGGTAATGCCCACAGATGGATTAATGTAAATCACCTTACCAGAGTCGCAAGCATAGGCTAAGATCCAGGCTATCCTGCGATTGTTTACATCATTCCAAAAAGCATTATTCTCATCTGTCACGTTCGCATCATATAATGTGGCAGTACGATCTTCATTGATACGGATTGGAGTTCCGCATCCGATTGGTGAATCAACTGTTACCGGTGATCCGGCAGGAAGGGCAAAGCGGATATCTTGAATCAATTTAGCAGTGCCGGCTGATATTAAAGCATTGACTTCTGTCTCATCAGAAGGATCAACCAATTCAGTACCGCAAGCACCCACAAGAATTGCAGACACACCGCCAAGCTT